GACCGCCCACCGTGGACGGTCGGCCCGCCAGTGAGCCTACCCCAGCGCGGCGGGCCGCGCTAGTTGTCGATCTTGATGGCTCCGAACGGAAGCGCGATACCGGCGCCCGAACGGCTGTGCCACTGCAAGTATTCCTCGCCCGTGTCGCGGGTGAGGTCGCCGTTGTTCTCGCCGCGGAGCGAGCTCTCCTCCATGATGCCCTTGCGGTCCATGAAGAAGGTCGGCTTCTTCGGCGGGTTCTTCAAGAACAAGAACCAATCGTTACCCGTGAGTCGCTGCGTGCCCCAGAGGGAGACGTTACGGCTCGCGTCTTGCACGAGGTTGGTCGGCGTGGTGCCCGCGTCGGTGCCGAGCACTTCGCCTTGGCGGCGTTGCATAAACGCCTCCTCGAACGCCTCGGTATTGCTCGCCGCGTGAACGCAAACGACGCCCGAGTCGATCGTCTCGTCGGAGAGGAGCGGTTGCCCCTTGCCGTCTTGGTACTGCTTCCACTGCTCGATCGCGTTGTAGTAGTCGGTGCGGATAGCCGACACCGACGCGACGCCCGTGCCCGTGAGCAGGTTGCCCGAACTCACGCCGAAGCGATCCGCGCCGCCCGCCGTCGTCGCGAACATAGCCGCGCCATCCGGCGCCAGCGGCACCGCGGGGAGCGTGTTGTTCGTGTCCGCGATCAGGTCGAAGAAGAACCGCTCGGGGAGCAGTGCCGCCGACTCGCCCGCTTGGCGCGCGACATCGAAGAGGCTCTGCGTCTGGTCGTCCTCGCGGTCTTCGTTGTGCCACTTGACGCGGCGGCCCCAGGTGTAAACCGGGACAGTGAATTGCACCGAGTCGAACCCGTCGGTCGGGATCGACTGCCCGCGAATCCACTGCTCGAAGTGAGGCGCGGCCTCGAAGTAACCGAACTCGTGCTCGCGGTTGGTCGCGCCTACGCCCAAGTCCATCACCTGGGCGATCCGCGAGTCGGCTTGACGGTTGCGGATCGCGGCGTAGGTGTCCCAGAACTCGGTCCGAAGCCCGTTCGCGAGTACGCTGCTGGCAATAACGTCGCTCATTGTTTCGTATCTCCTGTTGGAAGGTTAGCGACCTTACGCGGTCGCCTGCGCCAGCATCTCGGCCGGGGTGAAGAGGGTAACGTCGACATCGGTCGCCGACCGGAACTTCGACAAGTAGCCGATCGGGTGGTTGAGCGCCCCGACCGTAAGCGTCATGTCGTCCGTGTTGCTCGTAGAGCAGTAGACGAGGTCGCCGACGTTCGCTTGCGCGGGCGTGCCGCCGACGCTGTCGAGGTGCATCAAGGTTACGCCGGATTGGTCGACGCGGGCCTCGGGCACCGGGCTCGCGCTCGTGTCGCCCGTGAGAGCGCCGCCGGGCGAGATACCGACCGCGTCGCCGAGCACGATGCCGACGAATACGTCGTTCGCGCCGTCGGCGTAGTGGTTGAGGTAGCCCCCTTCGAGCGCGACGAGCGCGCCGGGGTAGAGAGTGACGCCGTCGGCGATCGGGTACGCGTTGTAACCGCTCCGCGGCTGCGTCTTGTGAATTACGTTGGCTGCAAGGTCGGCCATGGTTTCAGAACTCCGTTCGGGGTGTTTGCGTTGTGGTTACTTGGGTGACTTGAACCCAGCGCGCGCCATGTTCGAGCGCACGTAGGCTTCTTCGCTCTTGCGCGTCATCGAGCGCGCGGCGAGCTCGCGGTGCTCGGCGGCGAACTTCGTAGCCCGCTCGACCGCTTCCGCGCCTTGGTCGGTGTAAGAGAGCGCGCTCTCGGGTGCGGCTGCCGACTGCCCGGCGAACGCCGCGGCCTTACCGGCGGCACCGGCGGGCATCTTGCCGAACATACCGGCGAGGTCGTCGACGTAGAGCTTGAAGCCCGCAGCCCCGAGCTCGTCGAACCGCTTGCCGAACTTGGCGGCCGGGTCCGCGCCGAGCGGGCGGCCTTCGAGGCGCACGAGAGCCTCGTCGACGGCGCTCTTGCGCGCGGTCTCGTGCTCCATCTGCGCGAGCTTCGCCTCTTGGGCGTCGATCTTCGCTTGCATGGCGGCGAACTGCGCGCCGTCCTTCGGCTCGTTCTTCATAGCTTCGCCGGGGGTCGGGGCGGGCGCTGGGGCCTCCCCCTCCTCTTCTTCGGCTGCGCCGACCGTGCTCATCTGCTCGACGATCGCGGCCTTGATCTCTTCCATCTCGGCGACCGAGATCGAACCGTCGCGGATAGCCGAGCAGACGGCGCCGACGTCTAGGCCGCCGTCTTCCATCTCTTCGCCATCCTCTTCGGCCATCTTCTCGCCGTCTTCGACGTCGTCGGCCATCTTCTCTTCTTCGTACTCGCCGAACTTGGCGCCCTTGGCGGCCGGTAGCTCGGTCTTCGTGGTGGTCTTGGTCGTCATATGCTCGGTATCCTCTAGGAACAAGTGCGCGGAATGGCCACGACGGAAACACGCTACCACGGGATCGCCCGCCGTATAGTGGTCCGACTGCCAGGGATTGGAAAATGTCGCATCTGCGACGCGGACAAGCGTCCCGCTCGTCCGCTCGGGGACGTCACCGACGCCGGGCGTCGGGCTATCGGCGGGCTCGTCGACCATGAGCATCGGAAGCTCAAGATACGGCGGCTCGTGGTCGAGCAACGCGAGCGAGTTTATCGCCGGGTCGTCGACGTCGAAGATTTCCACCGAGCGGTAGGGGAGCCGGGCCGCGAGCACGTCCTCTTCGACGCCTGGGCGCGTTACGACGAGGTCGGCGAAGATCGCCGTCCGCGTCTGCCCCTTAAACGTGATCGGCGCGGCCCCGCGGATTCGGAAGTAGCCCGCGGGCTCGACCGGCGTGCCCGCCTCGTGGTGCCTGATATGCAACGGCGGGAGATAGCCTTCGAGCTCGGCCTGCTTCGCCTTGCGAACCGCCGACGCTATCCACTCGTCCGAGAAGTGCGTCTCGCCGCGCTTGCACTCGACGAAGATCGGGACGTTCTCGATTACGAGGTGCCCTTTATCGTTGCGCGAGGCTTTGTAGCTTCCGAAGTGCATTTAGGGCCTCAAGGGTCGGAGCTCGTCGACGAGCAGGAAGTTGACGGTCGTGCCCGAGGCGTTGTCGGTCTGCACGTTCCAGGTCCGCTCGGGGTCGAGCGATACCTCCTCGGTATGTAGCGAGCCCGTGATACTGGCACCGCCGTTGAGGTTGAAACCGGACCCGGTGTTCGGAAGTAGCCGCACGCGCGAGCCGCCCGTTACGGCGACCGAGATACGCACGCGAGATTCTTCGCGCCCGACGGCGAAGTCGGACGCTAAGAAGTCCGCATTCTGCCCGAACGGGGTCGCCGTCGTGATAGATGCGAGGCGTCTATGATGGGTGTAGCTCATGGCGTTTGCTTCTTCTCTTTTACGATGCGCTCGATACCTGCGCGCACCGCGCGCGTCGGGTGCGACGTGTCGCCGCGGATAAGACGGTAGACGGTGTCGCGCCCCGCGGGTATCGCATCTGCGACTTTATTGACTCCCTCGCGGGCGACGATGCGCCGGAACTCGCGGCGGGTCTGCGGCCAGTCGTCGGCGTCGTCGGTCATCGCTGCGCGTTAACGAAGAGGTCGGGGCGACCGCCGTGCCGAAATCCCTCGTCGGGGCCAGCGGCACCGGGCACGCGGCTCTCGACGACCGTGCCGTCGTCGCGGAGCCGACCCATAGCTTCGAGCTCGACGGTCGAGACGTGCGAGACTTGGCACCGGCAGTTATAGCCGAGCGGCGGGGCTAGCCGGTTCCAGGCGGTGTTATCGACGGTGAGAATCACGCCGTCGGCGGCGGCGTGGTTATGGCGCGTATCGCTGTCGCCGACGCTGTCGAACCGGAAAGCGGGCGCGACGGCCTTAACGTCGGGGTCTTGCGCGAGCCGGAAGCGGCCCGCCGTTACCGCGGTGTTGACGTTCGTACGGAAGACCATCCGAGAATACCCTTCGGTCCACGGCTCCGAGAGCTCGCGGACGCGCTCGACGCTCATCGCGAGACGCTGCCCGGCCTCGCCTTCGCCGACGCCTTCGCGCAGTGCGCGCGAGATAAAGTTCTGCGCCTCGCTCGTTACGGTCTCCTCGGCGGCTCGAACGAACGCGATGACGCGGTCTTGCGAGTAGAGCTCGGCGATCCGCTGCGCGGTGCGCTCGGCGGCGTTGCGAAGCGTCACAGGGGCGCGCTCGATGAAGTCGGCGACGGCCTCGTCGAAAGTTACGGCCGGGATAACCGTCTGCTCGGCGGCGAAATGCGCGCGCCCTTCGAGGCCCGCCAAGAACTCGCGCGCCCCGAGGAGCTCGGCCGCGCCCATGGTCGCCGCCATCGCCTCGCCGAGCGCCTTACGGGCGTCGGCCGCGGCGGGCTTGTTACCGCGCACGACGGCGACGAAGAGGTCGTGCAGCGCGGCGAAGTAGATACGCGCATAGCGCGCGCCCGTCGATTCGAGGATTCGGTCGGCCTGCGTCATTGTTTAGTCGAGTATCCGTAGACGATGAACTCGTGAGCGACGAGCCCCGTAAGATCGTCGCGCACTTCGACGCCGAAGCACCGGGTCGGGTCGCCCGAGTCGACAAGTAAAGAGAGACCATCCTCGGCGAAGTCCCATATCGCGACGAGGTGCGAGTTACCGCCGCCCCACTCGTAGAGCGTCGCCGGGTATGCGTGCAAGGCCCAGCCGAAGTTAGACGTAATCGCGTGCGTCGCCGTCAAGTCTTCGACGATCGCGCCCGTGTCGGTGTTGAAGTAGCCGACGCGGAGCCCGTTCGCGAGCTCGGCGAGAGCCCCGTACGTGTTCGTGCGGAAGCTCCCGCCGTCTTCGATGACGACGTGCAACCGGTGGATAACGTGCGCCCCGCTGGTCGGCGGGTTGAGGCAAAAGAGGACCGAGGTCGTGCTGCCGTCGACGTTGCCGTCGTGCGAACCGCTGCCATCGCCGACGGTGTCGAGGTGCCGGTTAAGGAAGTCGTGCGCGGCGTTGGTGCGTTCGTAGACGATCGACATACGCTAGCCCTTGCGGAAGGGTAGACCCGAGGCGTCGCCGCCCGGCGCTCCGAAGGGGTCGCCGAACGGGCTCGCGGGTTCCTGCTTCTCGATAACGTCCTCGCCCGGCTCGGGCCTTTGGAACCCCGTTTGATCGAGCACGTCGGCGAGCGATAGCTCGACGCCCATCTGATTAAGCACGGCCGCGACGTCGGCGCGCTCCTTCGGGTCTTGTCGCTTCTCTTGCGCGACATTAAAGCGCGGCTTCTCTTCGGCGACGCCGAGCTCGACGAGGTTCGCGTGGTTCTTCCACCATACGCAACCGAGCAAGTCGTCGGTAAGCGTCTCTTCGAGCGTCTCGCGGTCGTATTGCACGAGGGCTTCGGTGCTGTTCTCTTGCACCGCGGCGAGCGCGTAGCTCCCGCCGTCGCTCGCCGTGGTCGTCACGTTCGCCCCGAGGATGAGCGTCGTAATCGTCGTCCGCAGTTCGTCGCGGATCGTGTGCAATAGCTCCCATCCGGCCGAGTTCATTTGCACCGACTCGACCTCGTCGTTCTTGTCGTATACGAGGACGTGCCGACTCCGCAAGTCTTCGAGCACGTTCCGCCATTGGCGGATTAGCTCGGTGTTCGGCAAGCCGGTCTCGGCGTCGCGGGCTCCGTCGACCTTCGCCGTAAGAATGCCCTGGGCGAACCGCTCGACCGCTTGCAACGACTCCTCGAAGACGTGCGTCTTCGCATACCACCACCAGCCGAGCGCCTCGCGCAAGCCGCGGCCGTGCCCGACGCTCGCTTGGTCGTCCTGGTATACGTGCCGGATCGTCTGCGCCATGGCGTCGGCGGTCTCGGGTACGAATTGCGTGCCGACGATGTCCCATACCTGCCAGTGAGCGCGGAGCTCGCTGTTCGTGTCGTCGTGTTCGGGGACGATGCGGTAGAACCGTTTGTCGCGGTCTTCGATCATCGTCGGAACCCACCACGTCCGCTCGACACCGTCGCCGATCTTGAGTCGGCGCGTCGTGCCCTTGATGAAACCGAAGCGGGCGCCTGAGAAGAAGGCGCGGGTAAGGTTCCGCCGGGCCTGGGTGAAGTTCTTAATCCCTTCGAGTAGCTCGGTCGCTACCGCGACCGCCATCGGCGCGCGGGGCGAGCCCTCGACGCGCGGCACGCACTCCCACCGGTGCCCGGCGACAATGTTGCACCGGTAGCCGACGGCGTGCGCGATGTCCGCGTCGCGGAGCATCTTCTCTTCGATCTCGGGCTCGCGTAAGAGCCAGAGGCTCGGATCGTGGAGCTCGATGTTGTTCCGCCACGCCGACGACAAGGCGCGAACGTAGAGTTGCTGCGCGACGTTTCGCGTGCGGAGCTCCGTCGCCATAGCCTAAGCGCCCCCGCCCGCGGTCGGGGTGCCGACATCGTCTTCGCCCTCGGCTTCGACCTCGACCTCGACCTCGGCCTCGGCGGCTGCCGCCTCTTGCGCGAGCTCGCCCGCTGAGCGCATCGGCTCGGCACCGGCGGCGGCCTTCGCGCGCTCCTCGGCAATGACGGCGGCCGACTCGGCGTCGGGCTGCCCGTGAACGCACGCACCGCGCGCGGCGGCGGCGGCGAGTGCCGCTCGATTCTGCTCTTCTGTTAGCTGGGCCATGCCGGGAGCGTAGCACGAGGGCCACGACGC